CGGTGCTGACGCACAACAAGTTGAAACTACAGCAACAAGACCAGATTTAAAAGTTTTAGACTTTGATGCAAGTACAGCTGAATATGCACAGTTCGCTATTGCAATGCCTAAATCATGGAATTTAGGAACAGTAACTTTCCAATATTTTTGGGCTCCAAGTAATACGAATACAGGGAACTGTATTATGGGATTACAAGGAGTGAGTGTTTCTAACGATGACACAGCCGATGTTGTTTTTGGAACGGCTCAAGAAGTTACAGATGCTGGAGGCGGTGCCGTTGAAGACGTACTTGTTTCTTCAGTAAGTTCCGCAATGACAATTTCAGGAACACCAGCTGATGACGATTTAACATTTTTTCAATTATACAGAGATGCAGCCGACGGCAGCGATACCTTTACTGGTGATGCACGATTAATGGGAATTAAATTATTTTATACTACAGACGCTGCTAACGACGCATAAACTTAATAGGAGGAAAGAAATATGTCTTTTGGTTATAGAGTTTTAGGCTTCGGATCAGGCGGCGGTGCCGCAGCTTATACCGTACAGTATTTAGTTTTAGCTGGCGGAGGCGGAGCCGGAAACGGTTATGGCGGAGGCGGCGGCGGTGCAGGCGGAATGCGTACTGTTGCTTCAAAAACTTTTCAAGTCACAGGCGGAGTTTCATATACAATTACAGTTGGAGATGGAGGCATCTCAAACTATAGTCCAGGAACTGGTAATCCTCAGGGATCCGGTAATGGCGTTCAAGGGGGAGATTCAATTTTTCCCGGAGATTTAGAAACAGTTACATCCACAGGCGGAGGCGTTGGAGGAAACGACGCAACCGGTCCAGGTGGAACTTCTGCTCCAGGTTATCCTGGAGGCTCAGGTGGCGGAGGGTCTATCCCTTGGCAATCTACTGCAACGCATGGAGGAGGAACAGGTAATACCCCTCCAACATCACCTTCACAAGGTAATCCTGGCGGCGGTTCAGCTACACAAGGAATTCCAAATAAAGGTGCAGGCGGCGGTGGCGGTGGCCATGGCGGACCTGGAACGAGTGCGAGTGCAGGAGCCGGAGGAACAGGCGGAGCCGGAACATCTTTTGATATATCAGGAACAGCTGTTGTTTACGCAGGCGGCGGAGGCGGAGGATCAATGGGTCCCGGACCTTCTCCAGGAAATGCTCACCCAGGTGGTGGGGGCGGCGGAAACGGCGGACCTTACAGCCCAGGTACAACTCAAGCTACCGATGGTTTAGGTGGAGGTTGTGGTGGAGCATTTTTCGATCAGCCTTCTTCAAATATTAGAGGTGGTGATGGCGTTGTTGTTATTAGAAGATTAACAGCTTCTTCATCTTCAACATCTGGAACTGTAACGACTGATGGTACAGACACTATCCATACTTTCAACGCTTCAGGGACGTACGTAGCATAATGGCTAGATTTGCAAAATTAGACGAGAATAATATTGTCATAGGACATGTTAAGTTACTAGACGAACTTTGTACTACTGAAGACAAAGGAATTGAAAATTTAAGAAAAATGTATGGTTGGGAGTTCTGGAAAAGAACTTACTATGGTACCGAAGAAGGAGAAACAAATCCAAGAAAAAATTATGGTTGTGTAGGGTTTATGTATGATGCGGCTCTAGATGCCTTTAAACCTGTAACAGCTGAGCATCCAAGCTGGGTTAGAAATGCAACAACTCTTTTATTTGAGCCCCCTAATCCCCCAGGTCCAATGCCTGACACGAATGAAGATGGGTATGATCGTGACCTCTATACGTGGAGTGAAGTAAATTATCAAGCAGATCCAACGACGGCTTGGGTTAAAGACTAACTATTTTATTTACTTCCGGTAAATAGCAATATTTTAAATTTCCATATTTCATCATATAAAAAAGATCCTCTAGATCTTCAACTAAAGTATGTCCTGCTAAATTTAAACTGGTATTAAGAAGTAAGGGTATCTTATACATTTCATTAAAAGTTTTTAATAAGTTATAGAAATGTTTATTATTCTTTTGTGACACTGTCTGTATGCGAGATGTTCCATCGATAGAACACACTGATTTTATTTTTTTCTTAGCTTTAAAAACATATAACATATAGGGAGAGTTATCTCTTATATCAAAATATTCTGATGCGTATTCTTCTAAGACTGCGGGAGCAAAAGGTCTAAACCATTCTCTTTTTTTAATTTTATTAACAAGGTCCACCGCATCTTTATGAGTAGCGTCCATGAGTAAAGATCTATTTCCCAATCCTCTTTGTCCTTGTTCTGATCGTCCTTGAAAGATTCCCACAGGTTCTTTTCTCAATAGTTTACATACTTCTTGGGGAGTTATGTTTGTAGTTTGGAATGATTCTAAACTATACTCTGGTTCAAAACCAAGATAAACAGGATTATCATGTAGATTTATATTATTCTTTAAATGATGATTCATTACTCCTAGAGAGATACCTTGATCAGTACATAATGGATCTATTTTAAAATTATTATAGTCTAGGAACTGAGAGTTAGCTAATACGTTTTGAGCTACCCCACCTGTATAAGTTACATCTTTAGAAGGCATCATACGTTTAATTTTTTCTTCTATTTCTTTTTGGAATAAACCTATTTCTTTTTTATGGGCTGCTAGTGCCATTAGTTTTCCGCAGCTTCTAAATGCTAAGTGATTTAGATTAAAGACTTCTTTGGTTTTAAGTTCATAATCATTCCCAATATTCTTTCTCGAATGATAAATCTTTTTGTTTCCTTTGAAAATACTTTCTTGTTCATGAAAATTTTTTTCGTTCATAGGTGAAACGCTCCTAGAATTTCCTACAATACTTCCATGCCCATCAATCACTACTACATTCTTATTTCCCCCTACGGTTGCTTTGGCACAACTCATATGAAAATAATGATGATTTTTATCCTCATAGTATAAAGTTTTGTAATCAGGTTTTAATAAATCAAACTTAAGGAGTTGTTCTTGCCAGTACCAGTGACACGAATCAGTTAGCCAACTAATTAAAACTAAGTCAAATTTTATATTTAACTTTTTGATCTGGATCAAAAGTTTAAGGGGTGGCAGTGCATTCGCAACAATATTATTAAACCTATCAATTTGCGCATGCACATAAAATTTATTGTCCTTGACGATTGTAATGCTTCCGTCATGACTTGCATGGATGCTTATAATATTCATACTTGTATTGCTTTCTTAATCATGATATTAGTCTTCAAAAGATATATTTATGCTAAGAAAGCTCTTAAGTCAAACACAGATAATTGCAGATACCTTACCGAAGAGAGGGTTAATATATAATAAACAATTTGCCACTTACGCGGTGATGAAGTCTTTTTTAGATGGTACAGTTGAACAAGGAGAGCTCCTTAAATTACCTATGTCCAAAGAAAATTCTTTGGAATATGTTTTTTATCATATTCATAATTCCTTCCAACTTTTATCTAAGGCTAATCTCTTTGAGGGTCCTCCATGCTTTATGAAACAATTAGGTTATGTTCAATTACCGTCTTATACAATAGGACCTAAACATCATGCTGAAATAGATGCTACAAAAAGTCCTGACTGGGTCGTACTTCTTGCTTTAAATGTGGCAGATGATTCTTGCGAAATTATTTTTGATTATGACGACCATCGCAGAAAATATAGGGAATGGAAATGGCCAGTTAGAAACGATATGTATTGGATATTTCCAAGTGATATGAGATATAGAATTACGAGAAATAAATCAGATAAAATTAATCACTACGTATTATATACTTATGAAGAAGTCAGAAACTAAAATTATATTTGGCACTCCTTTAGCCACACAGAACATTGATAATAAGAAATTAATAAAAGAATTACTTTCTTATGTTAAAAAACTAAGGAAAAAAGATCGTAAAGGAAGGGTCATTTCTAATGTAGGTGGCTGGCAAAGTAAGGATCTAAACTTACGTGACAAGCCTCTTGTTAATTTATTTACTTGGATTAATAATTCTTTAACAGAATTTTCCCAGAAGTATGAGTTCTATCAAAAAAGACCGTTTATAGAAAATATATGGGCCAATGTGAATGGTTATAAAGATTCTAATCAACAACATACTCATATGGGAGCCCGGTCTCCTGACTTTTCTTCAGTACTATATTTGGCTATAAAAGATGGGTCGATACATTTTAGAAACCCTGATCCTTATATTCAAATGATGCCTGCAATGAGTTATCTTAAACCTCAATTTTGGAATCCATGTAACTCATATGAATACTATGTTACCCCTCTACCAGGAGATCTATTAATATTTCCCGCTAGTATTTTTCATTGGGTTGGACCCAACATGTCTAAAGAAGATAGAATAACTTTATCTTTTAACTGGAGTATTAAATGAATTTAAAATGGATATGGTACTCTTTTGAAAAAGTTATAGCTGATGATGTTTGTGATCAGATGGTAAATCTTCTAAAAAAATCTGATAAATCAAGAGGAACTATCGGTGCTTATAAAAATAAAAAAGATCTTAATAAGAAAGAACAAAGAAATTTTGATAAGACGAGAGTGTCCCACGTATTCTTTTCTAGTTTAAAATGGCTTTATCGATATACTCAGCCCTGGGTACATGAAGCTAATAAAAAAGCAGGTTGGAATGTTGAATGGAGTATATCTGAAGAATGTCAGTTAACTCAATATGGTCCTAAGGAATTTTATAATTGGCATATTGATGCATGGCCTGAAGGTTATAAAGGGGGCACCTTCGATGGTCTTATAAGAAAGTTATCGAGCGTTCTAGTATTAAATGATGCAAGCGAGTATGAAGGAGGAAAATTAGAATTTTGGAATAGGCCAGAATGGAACGAAAATAATTATACAACTTCTCCTTCTATGGCTAAAAAAGGATCTATTATTGTATTTCCTTCCTTTATCTATCATCGAGTAACCCCGGTCACTAAAGGGGTAAGATATAGTTTAACTAATTGGCACTGTGGGAAACCTTATGTTTAGAAAACAAAAAGTCATGTTAATTCAAAATGCTCTTTCTCCAGAGATGGTAAAATTTTTAAACCTTTATTTTAGAACAAAAGAACAAGCAGCTACTACTTTAAAAAAGACAGGCTATGTACCTCCCCAAGCTTTGGAATGGGGAACTCATGAAGATGCTCAAGTTCCAGGATCTTTCTCTATATATGGAGATCAAGCAGGAGATACTATTCTTCAACTGCTACAACCTATCGTGGAAAAAGCAACTCAGTTAAAGCTTACGCCTACTTATTCTTATTGTAGAGTATATAAAAAAGGAGCCATCTTAAAAAAACATACGGATCGTTTCAGTTGTGATATCTCTACAACACTTTGTTTAGGGGGAGATCCCTGGGCGTTTTGTTATAGGCTAGGGAAGAAAAATAAACACATTACTTTAAAACCAGGAGAGATGATAGCGTACCTAGGATCTGACGTACAACATTGGAGAGAATCCTTCGAAGGAGAAGAATGTGTACAAATTTTTCTTCATTATAATTCAATAAAATCTAAATTTTCCGAAAAAAATAAATATGATGGTAGACCTCATTTAGGATTACCTTCTTACTTTACTAAACGAATTGATAAAAAAGGCAAAAGTTACTAATGCTAGAGGTGCACGACGATTTCTTTGATCAGAAATGGGTTAGTAATGTAGCTTCTCAAATAGTTGCAGAGAGATGGAAGCCTGATAACGTAGCTAATCGAAAAACGTTTCCTTCTTCAGAGTCAGGTACTCATAGACTCTTGGGTCGTTTATTTTTTTATCGACATAGCAATGACTATATTGAGTACGACACTCAAAACATGAATTTAGTAAGAAATTTAATTAATGCCTTTGATCATATTAGACAGCGAACTAATCTCCAAATGAACCTTACTGAGATTACCGGGAACTTACAGTTTAAAGGAATGGATGGTACCTTCCATGAGGATGGTCCGTCTAACAGAAAAGTATTTATTTTAATGTTGTGTAATGAAAGACTACCTAAAAACATAGGGGGTTGTTTTATTCACCGACCAACAAAGAAAAAAGTACCCTTTGAATCAGGACGAATAGTTGAAATGACCGCGAGTGATACTCATAGAGCTGAGGCTTTTAATAAACCTCATTATGCACGTATGTCTATTAAATGGGTGGGAGAAATATTATGACCCGAATGATCATAGAAAATTTTGTACATCAAGATGATGCGTTATCTTTTATGAAATTTTTTGATAAAAATCAAAACCTTTGTTATGATGAACGTTCTCAACATAGCGATCGTAATATTCATCTCGAACATATTCCTGATAAACGCATTAAACAATTACTTAGATATTATGAACAAAAAAATATTTTTTTTATAGATCATTATTTTAATATCAAGACTGTTCCTTGGCATGAGCCTAGATTATGTCGTTGGAAAAAAGGTCATTCGATGGACCTCCATGTAGATCAAAATCCGGATCTTAAAGATTACATGGATTATTCTTCTTTAGTTTATTTAAATGATAACTATAAGGGAGGAGAATTATTTTTTCGAAATCAAGATAACCAAGAACAGGACTTTAAAATGAAGGCTTTAAGTTGTATGATATTTGAAAGTAATGCATTTAATAGTCACGGCGTAAGAAAAATTTTAAAAGGAAAGAGATATACAATTCCATCATGGTATCGAAAAACTTAAATAATTTTATTTATATAGAAAAAATGAGCTCTAAAGTTTGTGACAAGCTTATTGACTTTTATGAATCATCCATCAGTACTCATGGTAAAGCCAAGGTTCCCGGATTAATGGGGGATCCTCCGAGTTATTGTCCTAAGTTGAAACAGTCTGAAGAATCTTTCTATATGTCGTTTCCTTCTTATTATACGAAAGCCTTAGAAAAAATAGTAAACAAATACAAAAAGAAATACTTCTATTCTCACGATGGGCAATACAAATGGAATATAAATGAACCTATAAAAATTCAAAAATATTATCCAGGTCAGTCTTATCGTATATATCATTATGAAAATACAGGACACCCTAATCATTTAAGAAGACATCTAGTTTTTATGACCTATCTGAACACTGTTAAAACAGGGGGAGAGACTGAATGGTTTTATCAAAAACTAAAAATTAAACCTGAAAAAGGTTTAACGATTATTTGGCCAGCGATCTGGACTCATACTCACCGAGGAAGGATGGCTCCCAAAGAACTTAAATACATATGCACTGGATGGTATACCTATACAAAATGATTTTTGATCACTTATTCCCTACAACCATTGCCTACTCTGATTATCCTTTTCTAAAGGAGCTTCCCTCTTATAGAAAAATAGTATCTACATATAATTACGAAGCTTCTGGATTTTGTAGAGAACGTATCCATCAAAATAAAAAGTTTAAAAAATTAAACGACTGGATATTAAAAGAAGTACATGCATATGCAAAACGACATCTCTATAGAGATAAGTATGAATGTAAAGAATCATGGGTTTTAGATTACCCTGTGGGAGGAGGTCAATCTTTTCATAGACATCCTGGTTTCCTTTTTTCTGCTGTTTTCTTTTTGGAAGGATACGAAAAAGATACTCCTTTAAATTTTGAAAATCCAATAGTAGATATGATGAACCCTCTGGGAACGACGGCGCATGATGATGGACCAGAAAATAGACGAGAATATAATGAACTAACTTTTACAGTGATGTCTTATAAACCCCTTACGGGTAGATTAATTATTTGGAGAAGTTATTTATCGCATGGATGTTATAACAAAACAGAACCTTGTAAACGAATTGTGCTTACATACAACTTTGGAAAAAAGTGAATAAAATAATTATACTAGGAAGAGGAAATGCTGGGTGCTTTACCGCTCTCCATTTAAGTTATTATTTAAAAGATTATAAAGTCGAACTTATTTATGATCCTGATGTTCCACCTGAGAAAGTAGGACAAGCTAGTATATTAGAAGCTCCAGATTTATTATGGAAAACTTTGGGAGCCGACTGGTATCGAAATGAAATACAAGCCACTAATAAATTAGGGATTCTATATGAAAATTGGGGAAAGAAAAATAAATATATCTTTCATCCTTTTAGTTTCAATGCAACCGGTATGCATTATGATCCTAAAAAACTTCAAGAGACTATTTTAAATTCTGGTCTGTTCAAAGTTAAACGTAAAAGTATTAAAGATCCTCATACCTTAAATGCTTCCTTTGTCTTTGATTGTAGAGGCCAGAGAATTAATGATTATTCCGATTATCATATGCTCGATAATCCACTCAACTCTGTTATCTTAGGACAAAGCCAGCAATGTGATCCTAAACAATTATGGACTAGAGCAGTGGCCACTCCAGATGGATGGACTTTTGTTATTCCTAATACTAAGAACACTACTTCGTATGGGTATTTATATAATGATGAAATCACTTCTCTTAAACAAGCTGCTTCTAATTTTAAAAAAATATTTAAACTAGCTAAACCTAATTATTATCTAGGAGATAAAGTTAATAACTTTAAATTTAAAAACTATCTAGCTAAAGAACCTATTCAAGACCATGTTATTCTAGGCGGTAACAGATTATTTTTTCTGGAACCCTTGGAATCTACAGCGGTTCAATCTTATTTATACTGGGCACGTCTTTGTTATGACTATATTACTCATGAAAAAAGAAAAGAAAATATGGTGTATCGATTTAAAGAAAGTATAAGAAAGGTTCAAAACTTTATATACTGGCATTATACCCAGGGCTCTGCTTATAATACCCCCTTTTGGAAGAAGGCTTCTAAATATAAAATTAAGGACGACGAATTTTATTCTATTTTAAACTATGTAAAGAAGACCCCAGCTATCCAGTTACGAGATGAGAGAATCCCCAAGCATAGAGCTACCTATGGGCAATGGCTTCCCATTAGTTTTAAATTATGGCACGAAGGAGTTAAATGAGTAAGAAAAAAATAGAAGTCTTTGATAATTTTTTATCACCCAATTCAGCTCAAGTTGTTTTTAATACGGTGATCAGATCTCGCTATCTTATAGGATGGGATGATAGTTATGAGCCCCAAAACAAGACTCATCCTAATCTCCATAGTCCCTATAATGAAGAAGACGTAGAGAAGATAAGAATATTAGAACCTATTTTTAAAAAATTAAATAATAAAACTCTTACCTATGACTCGTGTGTAGTTAATTTAACGAAGCCTTTAGATATAAATTTTATTCACGTACATCCTGATCAAATAGCTGCTGTTTATTATGCTAATCCAACATGGCATCCTGAGTGGGGAGGAGAGACTTTATTCTATGAAGATAATCGGAAAGACATTCGTTTATCAAGTCCCTATACTCCCAATCGATTAATCATTTTTGATGGTTCTATTCCCCATACTATCAAAGCTCAAAATCTATTAGGCCCTAGTTATAGATTTAGTGTTAGCTTATTCTTTAATAAAAAATGACTAAAATAATTATCGATGATAATTTTATGGATAAAGACAACAAGGAATTTGTTGACTATGTGGTGCTAGGACATAACTTTCCTCTCTTTCACAAAACAAAAATACTACATGATAGTAAAGATTATAATGGGTTCTTTGAACATATTATTTTAAACCCTGGGGATGATAAATTTAACTCCCAACATCACCCTTTCTTCGAATCTATTCTTTACTCTTTTGCCGAGAAGCATAAACTAAAATATGATACATTATTTAGAGCAGCGGTAAATTTAACTTATAACAATGGAATTAAAGACAGGTCTCCTATCCATGTTGACCATTCTTTTCCTCATAGACAGTTATTAGTTTATTTAAATGACCCCCAGGACAAAGAGGCAAAGACATTTATTCTCGACAAGAAAAAAAAGAAAGTATTAAAAGAAATTACACCTAAACAATACAGAGGGGTATTTTTCTCTTCATTACCTCACTACCATATAATGCCTAAGTTTGGTGAAAGAATGGTCTTTGTTATCACCTTTAAATGAGATTGATATAGCCATAATCATGTAGTATAAAACTTATAGAATAGGACAACTATGCTACAAAAATTAGGATTTACACCAGGATTTAATAAACAAGTTACTCCAACAGGCGCAGAAGGACAGTGGACTGGTGGGGATAACGTACGTTTTAGATATGGTTCCCCTGAAAAAATAGGGGGCTGGGACCAATTAGGAGAGGATAAACTAACAGGTGCCGCTCGAGCTCTTCACCATTGGGATGATAACGCAGGAATTAAATACGCCGGCATAGGAACTAATAGAATTTTATACGTATATTCAGGGGGTGAATATCATGATATTCATCCAATTCGAACTTCAATAGCCGGTTGTGATTTTACTAGTACCTCTTCATCTACAAGTGTGACAGTAACTTTTCCAAGTTCTCATGGATTAGTTGATGACGATATTGTTAGATTTCATACAGTCAGTGGGGTCACAGGTTCTTCTACTTATAATAATGCTTCCTTTGAAGGCATAAAATTTATGGTGACTACAGCACCCACTGCTACAACGATTACTATTACTATGGCAACCCAAGAATCGGGAACTCCTTTAAGTAATACAGGATCGGCAACAGCCCAACTCTATGTTACAGTCGGACCGGCCCAAGAAGTGGGTGGCTATGGATGGGGAACAGGGAATTGGTCTGGACAAGCTTCAGGGGCCGCTACAACGACTCTAGCTGCTAATATAGCAGATGTAAGTACCACAAACATTACTCTTACCAGCTCAACAGCTTTTCCTAGTTCAGGAGAAATCAGAGTAGGAACAGAAGACATTTCTTTTACCAACAATGATACAGCTACAGGAGTTTTAAGTGGAGGAGCTCGAGGAGTAAATGGAACTACAGCTCAATCCTCTTCAAGTTCACCATCGACTCACAGCTCCGGTGATACAGTCACTGATATTTCAGATTATGTAGCTTGGGGTGAAGCATCCTCAGCTGACTATACGATTGAACCTGGACTCTGGGTTTTAGATAACTATGGAACAAAATTAATTGCGCTTATTTATAATGGAGCTTGTTATGAATGGGATGCAGCTGCATCTAACCCAACAGCTAATCGAGCAACCGTGATGTCCAATGCTCCCGCTAAATCAAGACACGTTCTAGTTTCACCCACTGCTCGACACTTAATATTTTTTGGAACCACAACCACGACTACAGATGATTCTACTCAAGACGACATGTTTATACGATTCTCTACTCAAGAAAGTATTAATGATAGTGATTCTTATACCGTCACAGCTAATAATACCGCAGGGACTCAAAGACTTGCGAATGGATCTAAAATTATGGGAGCTACAAAAGGAAGAGACGCCATTTATATCTGGACGGATGCCGCCATGTATTTAATGAGATTTGTTGGAGCACCCTTTACCTTTTCTTTTGAACAAGTAGGAACGAACTGTGGGCTTCTAGGCAAAAACTCAGCTGTTGAGGTAGATGGTTCGGCTTACTGGATGTCTGAAAATGGTTTCTTTAGTTATTCAGGTCAACTTCAATCAATGCCGTGTCTCGTTGAGGACTATGTCTATGATGATATTAATACTGTTGCTAGAAATTTAGTGTGTTGTGGTCTTAATAATCTATTCACTGAAATTAGTTGGTACTATGCTTCTAATGGATCAGATGTTTTAGATCGTGTGGTGACTTATAACTATGTGGAATCAGCGATCGCTAAGAAACCGGTATGGACTACTGGCTCTTTAGCTCGAACAACATGGTCAGATTCTTCTTTGTTTGGTAAACCCCATGCAACGGCTTATAGCACCAGTGATAATGCATCTTTTGATGTAGTAGGTAACAGTGATGGAACAAGTATTTATTATGAACATGAAACAGGAACCGATCAAATTGATGCCGGAGGAGCAGTGACAGCTATCACGGCCAATATTACTTCAGGAGATTTTGATATTACTCAACGAAGAGGTCAGAAGGGACAAGTTATTGGAACCCCTGATCTTCGAGGAGATGGAGAATATGTTATGAAAATCAGAAGATTCATTCCTGATTTCATTAGTCAGACCGGAGACACTCAGATCACTTTATTCCTGAGAGACTATCCTAATGATACAGCGGCTAGCTCCCCCTATGGACCCTTTACAATCACAAGTTCCACTGATAAAGTAGATACACGTGCCAGGGCTCGGGGAATAGCTTTAAAAATAGCCAATACTGGAGCATCACAAAACTGGAAACTTGGTACGTTTAGATTAGATATTCAACCGGATGGGAGAAGATAATGGCTTGGGATTTTTTACAACTTAACGATCCAGCAAAAGTAGCTGAAGCTCGAGGCACAAGTTGGGGCTCAGCTCTTGGTCAAGATTTAAACCCAAGAAATCCCAATTACCAAGGTTATCGAACTGCTCCTGGCAACGTAGCCGCAGCAAATCGAGTAGGACTAGGTAGTTATATCAATCAAGGAATTAATAGTTTAAGAGGAGTATTTCAGCCCGGTAGTAATGTGGGAGGAGCTACTACTTTAATGAGAAAAATAGCCCTGTCTCCAGTCGGTAGAGTTGCTGGCGCAGCCATGAGTTGGCCGGCTTTAGCAGCTTATGGACTTTATAAAACACCTGATATGATAAATGCTTTAACTGCACGAGATCCTAATGCTACCGAATCAAGTTTATTTGGAATTGATTTAACACAGAATGCAAATGAACAAGCTGCATTACCTGAGAGTGAGCTCCAAGACTGGGGATCAACAATGGGTGTTATACCT